TGGTTGTCTATCTCGTTCATTGGTTAAACGTCCAGTAATGACTACTCCTTATGGAGCTACCCTATATGGAATGAGGGATCAAATACATGAAGAACTTAAAAAGCAAATGGATAAAGGTGTGGTATTTCCTGGTATTGATAATGGGACTGATCTCTGGCCTCATTGTAAATACTTGGCTCTTCATATCTATTCAGCTATTGGTAGAGTTGTGGTCTCTTCTAGAAAAGGTATGAAGTGGTTACAAGATGTAGCTAAAGCTGCTAACAAATTAAAAAGACCTATATACTGGACTCTTCCTACTGGTTTTGTCGTTAAGCAGAAGTATATAAGGTCTGTAGTAAAACAAATTAAGACTATAATAAATGGACGGATGGCTTCTTTGTTTGCAGGACAGAGTGATGCTGAGAAGATGCACAATTTTAGACAAGTCAATGGTATTGCTCCTAACTTTGTTCATAGTTTGGATGCTTGTCACCTTATGAAAACTATAATTAATGCTAAAGATAATCATGGTATTGAATCGTTTTCTGTAGTACATGATTCTTTTGGTACTCATGCCTGTGACATTGAACAATTAGGTATAGTGCTCAGAGAAACCTTTGTAGACATTTATGAAAAAGATGTATTGAAAAAATTTATGGAAGAACAGGGAGACTTAGATTTGCCAAGTCTTCCTGAGTATGGTAAATTAAATATTGAGGAAGTGAAAGATGCAGAATTCTTTTTTAGCTAATTCAAATGTAAAGAATGTGTCAGCAGGAATGATGGCAGTAGTAGATTCAATACATGAGTATAGTAAAGCAGAAAGACACGCGATAATTCTTAGTGTGTTTAATTGTTTATACAATAACAAACTTGAAGAGTTGTACAGCGTTGCGGATGTAATGCTGATGGTAGACACAATGAGAGAAGAGTGCAAACGCACAAAGGTTCCTGAATTTGGGGGAGCTGAACGCTACATTAAAGGAGAATTATAATGGCAAAACAAAAGTTTGAAACCCATGTATCACCCGCAGGAATTGCAGTATACCCTTGGCTTAACAAACCGGATACTAAGTTTGATGCTGACGGAGTATTCTCAGTTAAACTTATCTTTGACAAGGCTGCAACTAAGAAGATTAGTGACGTAGTAAAGCCACTTATGAATGGTGGTAAAAACAACCCTATCAAACCTGAGGTAGATGATCAGGGAGAAAAGACAGGGAAGTATGTTGCTAACTTTAAGATGAAAGCCCATGTCAGAACTAAAGGTGGTGATGAGTGGGATCAGAAGCCTATCCTGGTGGACTCTAATGGTAATCGTATGATTGCTGCAATAGGTGGTGGTAGTAAATTACAAGTAGCATATGAAGCTGTACCTTATGATGCTATGGGTGGTGGTGTTAGTTTAAGAATGAAGAAGGTACGGGTGCTTGATCTTGTAGAGTATCAATCTAAAGACTCTGGTACAGATTGGGGTGAAGAGAAGGGTAGTTATGTAGCACCTAAAGATGAATTTAAAGAAGCAGAGGAAGCAGTAGATGAAGATGAAGAGGATTTCTAGTAGTCAGTTGCGTAGGGGTATGATAGAGGGATATCGTTCAGGACTTGAATCTTCAGTAGGAGCACAGCTTAACTCTGCTAAGGTCAGGTGGGAATATGAGACTGAACGTATCCCGTATACTCCTAAAGTAAAAACTTATACTCCTGATTTTATTTTAAAAGGAAAAGGAGTTAAGTTTTATATCGAAACTAAGGGTAGGTTCCTTGGGTCAGACAGAACTAAACACCTTCTGCTTAAGGAGCAACACCCTCAGTTAGATATAAGGTTTGTCTTTACTAACCCGAATCAAAAACTATATAAGGGAGCCAAGACAACATATGGAGAGTGGTGCAAAAAACATGGATTTAGCTTTTCCAAAGGAAGCATACCAGACAGTTGGCTCAGAGAGTGTCTGCCTAAGACATGAACCCTGTCCTTCCTGTGGATCAAAGGATAACTTAGCGAGGTATGACGATGGACACGCTTTCTGTTTTAGTATTGACTGTGATCATTATGAGCATAGCAATAGTAACCCTTCTACTGATTATCAGAACAGCCCACCTAAAAACCCAAAGACTTTTATCCCAGTTCGAGGAGATTTCAAAGAAATACCAAAGAGAAAAATATCGGAATCTACTTGTAGGAAATTCGGGTATAAAATTGGGGAGTACAATGGAGAACGAGCACACATTGCAGCGTTTGTTAAAAACGGAGAAGTCGTAGGACAGAAGGTTCGATTAAAGAATAAAGATTTTAGAACTCTAGGTGATTGCTCTGACTTATGGGGCCAACACTTATGGAGTAGTGGTAAGAAGATATGTATAACTACAGGAGAACTAGATGCCCTCAGTATTGCAGAAGCTCAGAACTGTAAGTGGCCTGTGGTCTCCATTCCAAATGGTGACAAGTCTGCAAAAAAAGTTGTTGCAAAAAATTTGGAGTGGTTACTTGGTTTTGAAGAAACGATTCTCATGTTTGACATGGACAGATCCGGTCAGAAAGCAGCTCAAGAAGTGGCTGAACTTTTCCCACCAGGACGATGTAAGATTGCCAGATTGGGAAAGAAGGATGCCAACCTGTTACTTACAGAAGAAGGAGGATCAGCAGTAGTTGATGCTATCTGGAGAGCTAGAGTACATAGACCAGATGGTATCATAGCAGGAGCTGACACATGGGACTTGGTTAATTGTCCTATGACTGCTAGTGACCATGAGTATCCTTGGCAGGAATTAAATAATAAAACTTTAGGAGCAAGAAAAGGTGAAATTGTTACGTTCTGTGCAGGAACTGGTGCAGGTAAATCTACAGCTGTTAAAGAAATCGCTTCTTATCTTCTCAGTAAGGGTGAGACTGTCGGTTATATTGCATTGGAGGAATCTGTTAGACAAGCTGCCGTAGACTTCATGTCTATTGAAGCAAATAAAATGTTACATTTAGAAAAGGACTTAGATGAAGAGTACAGGAGAGGTATTTGGGAAAAGGTATTTGCAGACAACAGATTATATCTGTATGATCATTGGGGGAGTTTAGATGCTGATGTTCTGGCTAGTCGTGTTCGTTATCTCGTTCACTCCTGCAATGTGTCTTGGATTGTTCTTGATCATCTCAGTATTATGGTCAGCGGAATTGAAGGTGGAGATGAAAGAAGATTAATAGATAATATCATGACACAACTTAGGTCATTAGTTGAAGAACTTAATATTGGTATGTTTATTGTCTCTCATTTAAAGAGACCTCAACAAGGAAAGGGACATGAAGATGGAAAACAAGTCACTCTCAGCGATCTTAGAGGGTCAGGAAGTATTGCTCAACTCAGTGATTTCGTCATTGGACTTGAGAGAGACCAGCAGTCGGACGGTGAGACCTCTATTAGAGTACTTAAGGCAAGATATAAAGGCTCATCTACGGGACTTGCAGGAAGGTTGTACTACGACACAACTACAGGAAGGCTCAGAGAATGTGGTGAAAGCTCAATGGAATCGGTTAGACCAGATGAACGAGAGGCTTTCTAAATTAGAAGACTACGTTTATCCTAAAGATAAAATTTTTCAGGAGAGACCATGAGTTTAGATTTAATTATTGATATAGAGACAGATGGTTTATTACCGGATGTAAGTAAGATACATTGTATCGGTATGTCAGTAGTTGAAGCTCAAGCAGGACAAGTATTTTCTAACCAGGAACCCTATGATTGTTTAGATGATGCCTTAGAAATTATGAGTTCTGCTAAGTCTATTACTGGACATAATATTATAGGTTATGATCTACCAGTACTAAAGAAAATCTTAGGGTGGACACCTAGTAAGAGTACACAGATTATTGATACTCTTGTACTCTCTAGGTTGTGCCATACTAACTTGTATGAAATTGATGTTAAAGAAAAATGTATTGATACTAAATTGTATGGGTCACATAGTCTGAAAGCTTGGGGTCAAAGAATAGGTGTGCTTAAGAAAAGTTTAGGTACACAGGATGACGATGTGTGGCATAAGTTTACTCCTGCTATGGCAGATTATTGTGTACAGGATGTTAGTGTATCAGCTCATCTTAAATATCATTTTGATGTTATGGAATATTCTTTAGAAGCTGTAGACATAGAACATAAATTTGCACAGATAATTCAAAGACAGGTAGAACATGGTTATGCTTTTAATGTTAACAAAGCTAAAGAACTATATGTTAGATTACTTAAGAGACAAGAAGAGTTAGGATCTCAACTTAGGAATAGTTATGGTAGTTGGTTTATTTCAGAAGGGGAGGTTACTCCTAAAGTAAGTAATAAAAAAAGAGGTACAAGTAAAGGTTCTATTTATAATAAAATTAAACGTGTAGAATTTAATCCTAATTCCAGAGATCATATTTCTAGATGTCTAATGAAGCAAGGCTGGAGACCTACAGAGTTTACAGCTAGTGGTAAACCTAAAATAGATGAATCAGTTTTAAGGAAGTTACAGTTACCTAATTGTCAGGAACTGAAAGAACACTTCCTGATTTCTAAACGTGTTTCACAATTAGCGGAGGGAAACCATGCTTGGCTTAAACTTGAACGTGATGGCAGAATATACGGATCAGTTAATACAAATGGGGCAGTTACTGGTCGTTGTACTCATAGCAGTCCTAATGTGGCACAAGTCCCTGCATCATACAGTCCGTATGGTACTGAGTGTCGTAGTTTGTTTAGAGCTGGTAAAGATCGTGTATTGGTTGGTTGTGATGCTGATGGTTTAGAACTTAGAGCACTAGCAGGATACCTTAAAAAATATGATGGAGGTATATATGCCCAAGCAGCAGTCGATGGCACTAAGGACAAGGGTAGTGACGTTCACTCCCTCAATAGAGATGCACTTGGATTATCATCAAGAGATACTGCAAAGACTTTTTTCTACGCTTTCATTTACGGGGCAGGAGATCAAAAACTTGGTAAAATTCTTGGGGGTGGTGCAAAGAGAGGCAAACAAGGCAGAGCTGCCCTGTTATCTGGAATCAGGGGCCTTATGGAGCTTACCGAAAAGGTTAAGCAAGTCTACCGTAGACGTGGGCATCTCATTGGACTTGACGGTAGGGAACTACACATACGTTCAGAACACTCTGCTTTAAATACGTTGTTGCAAAGTGCAGGAGCTGTTCTTATGAAGAAGGCTTTAATCTTATTAGATGAACGTCTGAAGATGCACTACAAGGAAGGTGACTATGAGTTTGTAGCTAACATTCATGATGAGTTTCAAATAGAGGTTAAAGAAGAATATGCAGAAGAAATCGCAAAACATTCAGTTGAATCTATTTCCAGAGCAGGACAGTACTTTGAATTTGACTGCCCACTTTCCGCAACTAGCCATATTGGAAAAACATGGGCTGAAACACATTAAAACTTTAGAAGACTTGGTAGTATTTATGAAACAAGTCAACACTATTTTATATAAAAGTAATCCAAACAATCAACATAAAGGAAGAAAGGATGCAAATGCTTATCAGAAGTATAGACGGGAAGTTAGAAAAAGTTTTTTAGCTTGGTTGTTTTGTTATACTTGTCAAGATTGTGGACTTGTTAATACTACTAGGGCTTTACATTTTCATCATCTAAATCCTAAAGATAAGCTTTTTAACATTCTACAGGGAGGGGCTTGTGAGCCTGATAAATTTAAATTATTTACCGAAATACTTAAATGTGTCTATGTATGTGAAAATTGTCACTACCAAAGACACGCTGACATGGGGGATTTAGATGAAGACTTCAAGACTATTAATAGACGGAGACATACTTACATACAGAACTTGTTGGGCTGTCCAGAATGAGGTAGAATGGCCTGATGGTATTGTAACTACAGCTACTAACCTAGCAGAGCTTAAAGCTCAAGCAGATAGTAGCATAAGGTATTGGCAGGAGAAGATAGGTATATCTACTCTTATCATATGTTTCTCTCCAAAAGGGTCAAAATATTTTCGGCATAAAATTTTAGAGGAATATAAAGGTAACAGAAAAGCTACAAAGAAACCGTTAGGTTATCATTTTCTAGTGGAGTATCTTAAAGAAACTTACACTACCTTTACGTTAAATGAGTGTGAAGCTGATGATGCACTAGGTATCTTAGCTACTG